CCCTCATACTGCGCGGTGGGAATGCCAGTTCTAATCGGCACAACCACACTCTTACTAGACGTAGGCCTAACACGACAAATGGAACGAAGTCCATCAATCTCTGTGATCTGCTTTAGGATGCTCGACTCCATCTCAGAAGTGACAAGAACACCACCCTCAGTTGCCGCATCCGTTCGGAGTGCGACCTTAACTTCAGGATCAATGTTCTCATTGCCTTCAATGACATAACGCTCAAACGCCTTGTACTCAGGCGTATCAGTGTAATCATCAACACCAGAGCCCTTTTGAGACTTAGCAAGTGCAATTTCAAACGCTTCCAACCGCGTCCTCATTTCACCAGCTTCTGTGCTCTTTATCTCCAGCTCTTCTTTGAAGCTATTGATGCTCTCTTCGTTAGTCTTGATGAGCTCAGCTGCCTTAGTCAGTTCCTGATTCTTAGTTTCATAAGCATCAAGAACAATATCAAGCTTAGCTCTCTTCTCTTCAGTAAGTGTTCCAGACTCGATGGACTTACGCATCTCGTCAACTGCCTGGCCCACCTGTTCGATCGTATACTCCATGATGTGTATACTCCTACTTTTGGGTTAGTACCTTGTTAGTTGCCGTGATCTTCTCCATCAAAGATTGCAGGCCACTGTTGTCAGGAGTAGCAGATTTGCTCTCCTTCAGCTTAGTAACAAGCGCACGAGCGGCGCCATTACTAAATGCTCCTGTGGAGAGAAGTGCATCCTTCATCTCAGCGTTAGTCCAATCCCTAACGTCATCCACAGTGTAAAATGTCTTAGTCTCAAAGGGTGAGGAAACGCCCATCTTCCCGAAGTACCGCTCCAATGTTAGTTGGGCATCCTTATCGTCCTTAGCTTTGACTTCCTCAGCAGCTATGTAAAGCGCTTCTGGAATAACAACTAACTTACCATCAATGAAATCTGCGATTTGGTGCCCACTAACAAATGCATCAGCACCATTGCCATCTGCGAATTTCATTTCGAGGATGCGCTTCTTAGCTTCCTCTGGCTCCCAATCCTTGACATCCGTAGCGATGTTAAGGTCAGCAAATGACTTGACCTCAAGTATCCTAGCGTTTTGATTCTTAGGCTCATCTACGATGGAACCCTCAATGATCTGCGCCTTCAGAATCTTACGCTTTCCATCTTCCATCTTCTCATCTTTGACGATATGCCCTACAGAGAAGTCCACTAACACGCCCTGGCGCGCTAGGGAATAAGCTTCACGTCCCTGCTGCGTCTCTAGATTGATGTGCCCTTCGCCATAGAGACCAACATTATCTTCCTTAACAGTGTTAATTGGGAAACCACCAATCGTATTATAGTGGTGATCCTTAAGCCTAACTTGGCGATTGCTGCGATTCTTATGCTCTTGGATTGACTCAGCATAAGCTCCTGGGAGTATTTGGTCCTTAACACCATAAATACCTAGGAATGCATCCACTTCCCAAGTGGCTATATATCCACTAACAACACCGATGCCAACGCCGTTAACTTCAATCTGCTTAGTCTCAACGACCTTGCCACTTAACACTGATCGCTCAAGTTTCATTACGTTCTCCAAAATCCTAAAAGAGAGTATAGACTAACTAATATATGAAGCTAGCTAATTTCTTGTACTAGAAAACTGCGCCATCAGGAGCATTAGGCAATGGCATAGCACTACTATCAAATTCAAAATTATATTCGCCTGCTAGGTGATAAAGCACGTTCACTATCCCGTCTGAATACTTTCCGATTTTCTTAGGGAAGTCACCACCTATTATTGAAAGCTCATCAGGATTAGTATTCAGATGTTTGACTAGCAAATTTTCTAGGCTCTTATGAAAAGGGATAAAAACATCAAACGATCCTGTGGCGGCATCCCCAGAATCAGGAGTGAATGTTATTTGGCCTATCCTAGTGTCATTTCTGCTAATGGGTATTATCAAAAGAAACCCCTAAGAATAGCCCACGTTAGTTGGAAGTGCTCAGGATCACTCTTAAGCATTTTACGCATACTACTATCATCATAAAATGATTGCAGCCCCATGCTAACTACTTCAGTAGCCCCATCACTATAAATCTTACCAACGTAAGGATCATAGAACCCATCCTTCCACATTCTCTCCACACCACTAGAATAACGTCTTCGCATCATCTCCTCACCTTTAGACTCCGCTATGTTTATTCTATCTGACAAGAAGGTGCTGGCTGCCTTTTGGACACCAGGATTTCTAAACTCTAAGTGGTGCCCAAGTTCATGAGCTACTATCCTTTTGCCAGCAGTGGACTCAAGCGCTATCAAATTTTGCCACTTACTAGCAAAGGCCCTAACCTTGAGCCTAACATCAATTTTCAATTGCTGAATCTGTCGGTCTATTAAGCGGGCATTAGCCAATCCTTTATCAACTACATCTGAAATAACAGACTCAACAGATCCATAGACGCGCTTACCAACCCATCCCTCATCAATTGTCTTCAGAATATCCTTAGCAACATCAAAACTAACATCAGAATTTAAATCATCTAATTTGTTAAGCTCTTTTATCCGCTTGATAGATTTCTCCCTGACTCTACCAGCACGAGTAAAATTCGTATGCTCAAAATCGCCGTATATACCACCTTTGAATAGCTCATCTATCTCTGACTTAGCTAAGGAAATAGCATCATCATATTCTTTGTTAGTTACTTTCCGCCTCTTGGCTTTCTTGGGCTTTCTATCCCTAAGTGTGTGGCGTTTACGCGGCTTGGGCTTCGTTATTAGTCCAAGATCACGCCTAACCTCTCTTAGCCTCTTGTTAAGCCTCAAGAAATCCGCATTGTATGTTGGGAGCCCATCCTTAATTCTCTTCTTCATCGCTGTTAGTTCAGCTTGTATTTCCTTAAGCTCACCACTAGACTTACCAGAAGCGTTGGCAATCGTATCCTCAATGCGCTTCTCCATTAGCTCAATGTCTTTGGGATTAACAAGTTTCTTTGGCGCAGCAAATATATCACCTGGGGAAGTTATGTTCACTACTGCTGTAGATGGACCTGAAGTAGCACTTGTTAGGCTAACTACATCTGGATCATAAAAAGCAGAGCAGCGGCAATTGATAATGTTAGCCGCGCTAGCGCCTAATGACGTATCGCCAGGATACATGAGAGCTTCACCCATCACAGTAAAGACCCGATGGCTTAACACCACCTGTGAGTCGGCGGCAGCGTGCCAGTCACGCATCTTGTCATCGCCTACGGCATCCCAGCGCTTCCACCCTTCAATGTTAGGCGCTTTGATCTCAACGTTTGTTAGTCCTGCGAAATATGTGAACTCGGTGAACTTAGCTATTTCGGAAGCCCATTGGGTCTCATAGCAAGCTATAGAGTCCACCCTACCAAGCAGCATTCTATAGAAGATGTTAGTTAACATGATATCAGGGTCTTGATCCCTAGTATCAGAACGCATCATTTCCTCTGACACTTTCTCCTTGGCCTTAACTAATTGCTTATCGCTGGTCTTAAGAATGAAACTAGCCTGTGTGAACGAGCGATTATAAGCCACATCATTAAGCTTAGCCAACATGATATCTTCTGTATTTGAAAGCATGGACTTATTGTTAGTCTCGCGGTAGTCATCTGAGAATAGGTTCATTACGCTAATGTAATGATTCCTCAAAGCATCCGTTAGTGGACTAACATACACATTCACATTGAATATAGGACCAGGGCTATCGTTAGCCATCTCCCTGAACATGGACCTAACATCACGATAGAGACTCCTCTCCATCTTCAGTTTCTTGTTCAAATCTATGTGAGCCTTGCGGCTACTCATCGTCGTCATCGCCTAACAAGTCATCAACTACGACGTCAGTACCAACAGGGATAAGCGTAGATGGCTTATACATAATATCCCCGCCCTCATAAGGCTCACGGCCTAGCAGTCCACGAAGCTCATTATCACTCTCTATGCCAAGGTCAGTCCTAAGCTTAATCTCTTCATTGCGTCTGAAAACTAACGCTGTGACCTTGTCTTGGTCATATGTTAGTTTCATACGAGGGTCAACTTTGAAGCGTGGATACAGATCACGAGCAATACCACCATATATAATCTTGCTAAGTGGGGTGACCGCATCGTCGTATAGAGCGCCAATGGCTGTATTGTAATTGTTATAGGTAGAAGCCTCCATAGATAGTAGTGGAAGCGGAACATTGTATGTTAGTGCCAGAGTCTCGTTGGATATTTTCTGGGCAGTAGACCAATCCATATCCTGGTTAGTCATACCGGCAGTCTGGATGTTAAGCTTACCACCTGCGGTGACTCCTATCTCTCCAGCCTTATCATAACCACCGAATTGCTCCCTAACACGAGCTTTCACAATCTCAAAATCTTCTTCATCTAGATCATTATCAAAGTGGAAAACTAACGAAAGCCTACCACCCTTCTCCAACAGTGATAGGTTATGTTTGGTACCTAACACTTGCTGACGTGCTGAGTTACTAGCAGAAACAAGCTTGGAACGCCCACGCAACATACTGTTATCACGAGTAGAAAAATTCCTTATCTGACCTAATTGTCTCAGCCCTTCATCTGAATAGAAGAAATCATCTTCCTTAGCATAAGCTCCAGAAAGCACATTGCCATTCACCTCAAAGTGGTGAACGAATCCATTC